TAGGGCATACCATCAATACGATTGATAGGCTTTAGACCATATGGGGCGCTAACTGTAGGATAAGCCATAGTTAAACTCCAAAATTAAGAACCAGAACCGAAAACTGATCCCTTAGTCACTGTAGACTTTCGTTCCTTAAACAGTGGCATACGGGCGTCGTTCTCGCGCATGAAGCTGTTGTCTACTGAGGCAAGTTGGTCATCAGCTACTCGCTGAAAATGTCTATCTCGCTGTTCAGTAAGTTCAACAGGTGTTTTACAGAGGATTAATCCACCTACTTCGATCGCGTCTTTAAACCGGGAATTAGGCTCGGCATATGTGAACGCTTCGGGGTGTTCAGAAGCCTTTACAGGCTCCCATCCTTCGCGGAATTTCAAGGAAATATTACGGGCGTCAGCTTGACCCCCCATGCTTGTACGAATCCACCGCATTTTGTAACCGGGTTCCTCGTCTACTTCAGGAAGTAGTTGAGCAGGCGTCCAAGCCTTTACAGGACGGGATACCTTTTCACGAGTTTCTAGGGCACGAGATAGTCGATTTTGTTCAGTCATTTTATTTCCTCATTTCTTCCGCAACCTTACGAGCATAGAGTTCCAGTGGAACACCAAGCCGCTTGGCTAGTTGTACTTGCGTTGCGTTCAGCACGATCTTTCGAGGCGCAGTGCTACGGGTCGCAGGTGCAACAACATTTCCTTTTTGGCGCTGAGAAGTATTTGCATCATCACCATCGGAGGAAAACTTATCCGAAAATAGATGGCGAATCCTGCCGTTGAGACGTTTATAGTACTCGTCGGAACTAGGGTCCAATCCATCTTCCAAGACCAGCTTTTCATGCAACGCAAGCGCATAGCCGGTCATTTCTCTATCCTGCCCAAACCACGGGTTGTTGGTACGCCAACGCTCCGCTTTAGGGTCCTGTGCTTGCGCGGTTTGTGCCGTTTGTACAGTATTTCTATCGTCCTGTAAAGGGGTAGGGCGGAAATTATTCACTTTATCCGCTTTTATCTTGGCGGCAGTGAGTTTGTCCTGCGCTTCCAATAATGCGTCAGAATCTCCTGACTCATAAGCAGCTTTATATTCCCGCTTGGCTTCGTCAATCTCCGAGGAAACTGTCCGCTTAGCCTGCTCTAGAAGGGCTTCCTGACTGGTACTGAGCGATCCTTTGAGCTGTTTATTCTCATTAATAATCGACTGCGCCAGCTTAAAAGCCTCGTCTTTTTCACGTAAAGCGGCCTCTTTTGCCCGTCTTTCATCGTGATACCCGCGACCTAACTTTGCTAATCGGTCCTGCAATTTCTTGTCAGAATACTTCGATAGCTCCTCTTCGGTCACTTCCTCAGGGGGTGTCTCCATTACCCCACGGCCCCGATCCTTCTCAGGCGTATCGTCAACGATCTCAATCTCAGGAGTATCGTCAATCTCTACTTTCTTGGAGCCCACCCGAGACTGTTTTGCCTCAATCTCATCTGGAAACTCAAATTCAGTTTTTTCAAACTCAGCCATATATTCTCCTTATGCTGCACGTGTAATACTACGAGGGTCTTGAACCACAGCTTCGACAGAATCATCATTAATGATTCGGAATTCTTTGCCATGAATCTTGATACGTGTACCAGTATTGGGTCGAACCAATACAAAATCCCCTACCTTGCAGGAGGGGCCGGATGGGAATCGCTTCTCATCTTTATAGGCATCGGGGCCTACTTTTACAACGAACAGCACGGGAGATAGGACTTCTTCATAATGAATAGTTTGTCCTGCTTTAATAAGTCCGCTGTCCCCATATTCTTCTTCAATCTCTGGCAATACGCAGAGAAGATGAAAAGTAGAAGGATCAGGTACTTGTTTAGCTTTCTCTTCAGCCGACGCGGGAAGTACAGTGGTGTTGGCACCGTCTTGGCTTACGAGTATTTCAGTCATCTATTTCTTTCTCCAAACGAGTTTTGAGGTCTTGTAGGTTTAAATTGGCGTGGTCAAGACCCCGTATAACACCAACCAATTCTCGATATTCGGCGTAATCTAGGACCCCGCCGCCTATCAATTTCGTTACCGCATTTAAGCGAAATTCGTCGTTTTGCTTTTTAAGTAGCTCAATTGCGTTCATCTGTTACCGCCTCCTTGGGGTTTAACAATAGCTTTAGCCAGATCAGCCTTAACTTTCTGGGTATTCTGGCGGTCCTGCACCATAAGTTTCTGGTTGTTCTGACGCTCCTGCGAGCCCACTCGCTGAGTCTCTTTCTGCATATCGAGCATCATCCGCTGAGCCTCAAGCTTGAGTTTCTCTTGCGCCAGCTGGATATCCGCCTGCGTTTTCTGAGCACGGGTCTGGGCTTCTTGGGCCTTAATCTGTAGCTCAGCTTGCTGCATCTGGATCAGCGGGTCTTGTGATGTCTGCTGGTTCTTCTGCTGCTGAGCCTGCGACATATGCTGCTGCAACAACTGAACTGACGCTTGTGCAACCAACTGAGACAGCTGAACCTCGACTTCTTCAGGCATCTTCTCGTTCGGTGGGGGTAGTGGTACGCCCAATTGCTCCTCGATCTTGCGGCGATACTGATACCCGAGATGCTCTGCAATATGGGCCATGACCGCACCCATCATCTGCTGCGCGGCTGGGTTCTGTCCCATCGTCTGCATAATCATTGGGTCCTGCATGAACGTCGTATGCGTGGCAATATGCGCATCATGATCTTGGTAGATAAACGCCTTGGTTGGTTCACCTTTGAGAAACGCCATGTTCTCGCTAATCGGATCACGAGGAGTCATGTCATCGTCAATCGGCACGAGCTTGTCAGCATTCTTAACACCCAGCACCTCAATCATTTGCCTATGCAAGATGGGTAAGTTGTAAATCTGTGGTGCCTGCTGCGCCATCTGCATTACCGCTTGGTACTGCATAATCCGCTGGGCCATCGTGCTGCTGTTGGGGTCGCTGACCGGAATTACCTCGACCATGTCGTAGTCTTCCTGCATCGCGGAGGCGTCACCACTTGCTGGCTCATAGTCATAGCTAGATGGTGCATGGTCACGGATGATGACCTTGAGAAGCTTGAACTCCTCTTTCATTGAGTTGTGAACCCGCGCCTGAACCGCGCCCATAATCTTGAGTTGACGCTCCAGCAGAGCCAACGTTGTACCCACTGGGGCTTGGCTAGACATATCACTGACGTTCATGTCCGCGATGGAGCCTAGGCGACGGCCTTCTTCTGTGATCTGGTTCAACAACGCCAGCAGGACTTGGCTTGGCTCCTTGTACGGCAAGGTCATGATGTTGTCTTTGATGGCCCCAGAAGGCACATCAACATCACGAAACTCTCCCGGTGCAATCGGCGTATCGTCACCCTTGACGCGCAACCCGCGAGACTTTAAGCCGCCGGGAAGATTAGAAAGAGTACCCGCATCAACAAGCTGCCTAATAAGAGAAGTCCCAGCGCGAGCATAGCCACCAATGATATGGATAAGGCCCATGCCATAAGCCCCAAAACCTGGGACGTAGTCGTACTGAACCAGATGTTGCCGTTTCTGGTATGTCTCATCATCTTCCTCCCAGTTGCGGTAGATAGCCAGAATGTCTTTGGAGCCCCGGTCAATGGAGATAATGTAGGGTAAAGCGATTTCATCTTCATGTTCGTATCCTGCTAGGTTCCAATCTACCTGAATCTCAGCGATCTGGTAGCGGTCATCATCTGTTAGAGAATAGCCCTGCTCTTCAGCTTTTTTCTTCTCCACGTCGGTACGCATCTGCATCGGCTCACCAAGGTCGATGTCCCGATAGAACTTATTAACTTGCAACTTCTTGATGTCGTTCTTAGTCTTACGCATCAAGTGCGTGACCCGCTCAGCAGTACGCGCTCCGCTGGAGCCGTAGGGAATAATCACATCTTCTGCTGGGATAAACAGCGCGGTTTGACGGCGCATGGCAGTGTCGTAATACACCTTCTTAAAGGCCGATCCAGCCAAACCAAGATTGAACAGTAGGCGCTCATGTTCAGGACGATACTCGGGCATCTCCTCAGTAAGGCGGTAGTTCATATCCTCCCTTACTCGCTCGGCTGCTTCTTCCTTGAGCTTATCAATTGCACCAATAATTTCAGTTTTGACTGGCCCCTGCGCAGGGAACGTTTCAGTAATCGTCTCACTCTGGAAACGAATAGCCGCCTCAGTGAGGATGGTTGAGTAGACCCCGCAGGCTCCGTTCCAAGGCTCTGTCCGTTCTTCATATTTCATCCCCAGTACTTCAAGACCTTTAACATAAGTTTCAGTCCAGTCTTTACGGGACATGATGTCTGCGTCAACCAACTCCATCAATTCATCTGCCAGACTGTTGAGTTCACCCTCATCCATTTCGTCTGCTAAATTCTTGTTGAAGTCATCGCTGCCTTCTTTGCCCGGCTCCAAAGTAATCTCAACTGAGCCATCTGACATCGTTACGGCATCGGGGTTCTCGATCTCAATCTCCAAGTCCGGTTCTCCCATATCGCCAGCTGCCATCATGCCGGGCATAGGACTTGAGTAAAGAGCCTTATCAATACTAGAAGTAGCCATATAAATCCTTAATAGTACGCCACCGGTTTACGCCGGTAATATTTAATATCCTCGGGCTCGTCATCTGACAGACGAATAAACCCGCCTTCTCTAAACCGCATCAATGCTAATGTTGTGGAGTCCACTAAGTCATCGTTGGAGCCACTAGGGAAATCATTGCACTCCTCAATAACTTCTTTGGCCCACCTGCGGTCAGGTGCCCACACAATCCCTCCTGCAAAAAGTGCAGAAACGGCATTAACCCGACTGATCTTATCCTGTCCTTTACCGGGAGTAAATTCTCCGACCGGTATGCCCATCCGTCGTAACTCTTGGTATAGAGCCGCACCGTTGGACTTCTTCTCCACCATGAACGCATCTGGCTCCCACTCTTTATATTCCTCAAGCACCAGCTTCTTGAGGTCAGGGAACTCCAGCCTACGCTTTATAGCATTAAGCAAGATGATGTTGTAATTATTCTTCTCTTCGTTGAAAAACACGCCCCAGATTGTCAGGGCGTTGTAGTCAGCGCGGTTGTTGGTCTCCTGCGCCGCGTCAAGGGACATAATTGTGAACTCGCAGTGCGGTGGCTCTTCTTTATCCCAAATCTGCCACCACTCCCTCTTAATAAGAGCACCTTCTTGGGAGACAGGGTTCTGCATATACTGGGCTTCCCAGTACCGGATGTCCATACCAGCCTTCTTAGCCAGCAACTCGTCCAAGTCCCAGAAGTCGCCCCACAGCGGCTTGTCATTGAGAATGGCAGGAAACTCTACAACCTCCCACTGGTCCACGTCGGGTTCCTTCTCCATCTGGTTAAGGATCATCCCCGTAAGGTCCAATTTGGACCATCGTGTCATCACAATAATAATAGCGCCTCCCGGCATAAGACGCTGCAAAGGGCCAGACTGGAACCATTCCCAAGCAGGAAGAAACACGTCTGGACGTCCAGTTTTGGCTTCTTGTTCAGAGTGTGGATCATCAATAATAAAGAGGTCAGCGCCGCGACCAGCAAGAGCACCACCGACACCGATAGCAAAGTATTCACCATTGAAATTCGTCCCCCAACGTGATGCAGACTTACTGTCAGCT